ATCTTTTCTTATAATTAATAGAGGTAAAAACAATGGCATTTCTAGTCTCGCCTGGTGTACAGGTAAAAGAAATCGACTTGACTAATGTGATTCCAGCGACATCAGCATCAATTGGTGCAATCGCTATGCCGGCCGTGTGGGGACCAATCAATGAGATTGTTACCGTCGGGTCGGAAAAATCATTAGTGGAGACGTTTGGGCAGCCGAATGATGCGACCTACAAAGGTTTCATGCAAGCAGCTCAATTCCTTAGTTATGGTAACAACTTAAAGGTGGTAAGGGTAGTCGGCGACAACTGCTATAATGCCGCTATGAACACAACAACACTCGTTCGAAACGAAGCTCACTTTCAACAGCAGTTTTCATCACTTACATCAGGTACATGGGTCATGGCCCGTAATGCTGGTGTATTAGGTAATTCACTTGGTATTTCCGTGTGGCCTGCTGATTCAACCAAAGCATTTACTACTTGGTCTGTTACTCCTTCTGGTGGTGATACCATTTCATTAGACACTCTTTTCAATGGCGCCCCTGGTGTTTCAGATTATGTATCTGACTTAGGCGGATCCACTGACGAAGTTCATGTTGTAGTATATGACGAAACTGGTGGAATCACTGGTAAGAAAGGTACTATTCTTGAAACGTATGCTAATGTATCACAAGCTAGTGATGCAAAAGCCGCTGATGGAGCTACTAACTATTGGGTAAATGTTATTAACAACGAATCTGATTGGATTTATGTTGGTAATGATCACCCTCAACTAACACAATCAAATGATGCGGCCGCAGGCACAACATTTACTACATCACAAACGTCTTCTGTAACAGACGACATTAATCAACTACTTTCAGGTGGTGCTGATGGTGATGCTGTAACAACAGGACAAGTTAATTTAGCTTACGATTACTTTGCTGATGCAGAGACTGTTGAGGTATCGTTAATCATGCAAGGTCATGATAATGTAGCTGTAGCGAATCACATTGCTAGTATGGCAGCTTCAAGAAAAGACTGTGTAGCATTTATTTCACCACCTACAAGTACTGACACTTTAGCAGAGCTTGTATCTTGGGCAGGAACAGATGTCACAGCACAATCATCATATGTATTTGCAGACTCAGGTCCGCTTTATGTGTATGACAAATATAACGACAAATATAGATGGATCCAAGCTTCTGGTTCATGTGCGGGCTTAGCTGCTCATGCTGACTTAGTTGCTGATGCATGGTTTAGCCCAGCAGGTTTCACTCGTGGTGGTCTTAGAAACGTAACTAAACTTGCGTGGAACCCAACACAAGCTGAAAGAGATGCAATCTATAAACTTGGTGTAAACCCAGTTGTAGCTTTCCCAGGACAAGGTACAATTCTATTTGGTGATAAGACTATGCAAACAAAGGCTTCTGCATTTGACAGAATCGGTGTTCGCAGATTGTTTATTACTTTAGAGAAAGCAATTTCTCAAGCATCAAGAGCTCAATTATTTGAATTTAATGACGAATTCACAAGAGCACAATTCCGTAATATGGTAGAACCATTCTTACGTGATGTTAAAGGTAGGCGTGGTGTTACAGACTTTAAAGTAGTTTGTGATACGACTAATAATACCGGCAATGTAATTGATACTAATCGATTTGTTGCAGATATCTTTATTAAGCCAGCCCGCTCAATTAACTTTATAACACTTAACTTTATTGCTACTAGAACTGGTGTAGAGTTTAGCGAAATTTCTGGAGGTAATTAATCATGGCTATCTTAGGAGTAGATGATTTTAAAGCAAAACTAACTGGTGGTGGTGCCAGAAATAACTTATTCAAGGCAATTTTAGGATTCCCTTCATATGTTACTTCTGATGTAGAACTTGCATCATTCATGGTTAAGTCTGCTCAGTTACCAGGTTCAACAATTAGTCCTATCATGGTTCCTTTCCGCGGTAGACAATTGCAGATTGCTGGTGATAGAACATTTGAACCATGGACAATTATGGTTATGAACGATACAAACTTTTCAGTAAGAGATTCTTTTGAAGAGTGGATGAACGGGATTAACCAACACAACGAAAACACTGGTATTATCAACCCAGCTGATTATATGGCTGATATGGAAGTACACCAACTTGATAAAGATGGAACTACCGTTAAGACATATCACATCAGAGGTTGTTGGCCTACTAACCTAGGTCCAATCGAGGTTTCTTATGACCAAGAAAACCAGATTGAAGAGTTTTCTGTTGAATTGCAAGTTCAATATTGGGA